CCCTGCGTCTAATAATTGACGGAGAGCCGCCGTTGCCGTACGGCTCAATCCGCCAATCATATGAATGAGTCCAAAGCCATAAAATCCAAGTCCTGGCAGAAATTTGAAGTGGACAAAGTATTGGATCTTATTTTTCTTTAGATCATTGGGCGCATAGTTTCTCCGTATGGAGAGGACTACTCGGCTGCCTTCTTCTACAGTTACAATGTAGGGCAATTTTATTCCAGTTGGTTGACCATCGGCACCAACTTCTTCGAAACCTTCTAAATCTAAATTTACATGACACTCTAACAAAGTATAAACTGGTTCTTGCTTACCAGTTTTTTTAGTGCCATCTAGTTCTCTTTCTTTTTTCTCTACAGAATTTTGTTCAACATTACCTGGTGGCGATAGTTCTACATCTCTATAGAAACCCGACACTTGTTGTTTTCTTAATTCATTCTCAGACATTTTAATTACATGGATAACAGATTCAGCATCATTTAAACTTGTGGCTGTGTATGGCACCACTAATTCATCTGCTGGCACAAATTTAGAAACTACTCTACCTAACGGAACATCATAATAAACTTTTTTAAATGTAGATCCTGCAAGTGGTAAATGAAATAACATGGAATCAAATTCTGCTTCATACTCTTTCATTTGATCCATAATTAAATAGTTCATGTAATCTTTTACACGAGTTGCTTGTTGTTCTGTTGCTGGATTCTTAACACCAATAATTTGTGTTCTTACTGGTCCGTCAGCTGGTAATAATTCTTTGTATGCTTGAGCTTGAAACTGTGTAACTGCTTCTGCTAACACTGGGTGTGTTGCACCTGATGCTCCTTGAAAGGGTTCTGTTCTGTTTTCATATTTAAATCCTAAAAGATCTAAACCTGTTTTATAAGATTCTTCCCAATCTTTTCTAGACGCTTTATAATCCATATAATTTTGAACCATGTCATTACCCACAGGTTCTAAAACATCATCTGGTAAAATATCTGCTAGATTATCAAAGTGTGATTCTGTTCCCGGTATGTTTATAGCTCCCGGTTCAAAGTCTAATGTTGCCCCGCCATCCTCTTCAGGAATAACTTCTACGGGTCCTTTTTGTTCTTCTGGTTCCTGAACCGCAACTTCTTCTGCTATCTCTTCTTCTGAAGGGACATCAATTTTAGTTCTAGTGTTCGGGAGTCCTTTATCTATATCTGCCATTCAATACTCCTATATTTTCATACCACGTTTCATTAACGATAGCAACCCTTGAGGATTAGGCCCTGATTCTGGCGGAGGCCCTGATTTTTTTCCAATTAATCCACCCTCTGCCACATTTGCAACTCCACCTAATCTTGCTGTTTCTTCATTTTTAACATCTAATATAAATTTATCGAAACCGCCAAGAGAATCTATAAGGTTTGTTGTTTCGTCTTCCGTAAAACCAAATCGTTCTTGCATATCTTTTTTTATCCTATCAGGTGTTACGGTTTCTCCTATTCTCTCTTTAAGCAATCTAGCCATAGGTATTGGACCAAATGGCACAATTTTTCTTTCACCTCTTTGTGCTGCTACTTTTTCTTCCGCTTGTTTTAATGCATCAAAATAAGATCTGTCTTTTATTTTTAAACTTTGTGGATCTTGAAAACCAGTAATAAATTTTTCAGCTCTACTTAATTCACCTGATCTATACATATCTTTTAAGTCAGCTTTTTTTGCAGCTAATACATCTTGTTGTTGTTTTTTTATATCTTTTATAAAAGATTCGGAAAGCATATCATTATCATATTGTTCTTTTAATCTATTTAAATTAGCCACAGCTTCGTTTCTGTCATTAATTAATTCTTGTTGGTCTAAAACAAACTCAACTTTATCTTTGTCTAAAGCTGCTTTTATTAACTCATCTCTTTGTCCTTCTTCAGGACTTTTCATAAGTCCAAAAAATCTAAGTGGGGCAGTTAAATAAGACTTACGTAAAGCTTGCATTGGTGAGTCACCTTCACTGATAAACCTATCAAAACCTATGGCTGCCTCTAACCCAACGTCAGTAAGTAAACCTGCTTTGACTATGGCTCTCATACCGCCTTGTCCTAAATTTTTTATTTTATTTGCTGTTCTACTTTGCGCACCTAAACTCGCTGATCCATTTCGCACTGCAGCTAATTCATTTTTCATTCCTGTTATTGCTTCGTCTATTGAGCAAGTACCTGCCATCCCCCCAGGAGCTAAATTATTAGGACAGAACTTCATGAGTTTTTCATATGTTGGTGTCCCTGGTTTAAGATCTTCTGTAAGAGGAATACCCTTAGTTTTTATTACAACTCCTTGTTTAGCTATGTCTATTATATTTTTTTTAGCAGGTCCACTAAGAGCGTTAAAATTTTTAATATATTTAGATGCATCTAATTTTTTTCCAGGTTCACTTATTATTATGGGAGTATCAACGTTAAATTTTTTTTGAAAATTTTTAGACATTTCATTAAAATTATCTATCTCTGATACGCTGGCAGTGCCATCTAATACCCTTGGAAATAATCTACTAAACGGTCCATCTATGAGAGTATTTTTTCTAGCATTTACTTTCTTATCAATTACTTGTCCAATTTCAGTATAACCAGGTGCGTTTTCAAATGTTGCTGCTATGCCCACAACTTCATCTAAATTAAATAAGTCGCTATTAATTGCTTTTACTATATTGTTTCTTAAAGTGTTTAATTTTGGACCTTTTGTCTTTAATAGTTTATCCCTTATATTTAATTTAGATCTTCTTAATTCTTCACTAGCAAATTTTCCCCATTGGTTTTGTGAAGGAAACTCTGATAAAATTTCATCTAACCCTAATCCTTTAGGGGAAACAATTCCTGGCACTTCTCTAAACCCTAATAAAAATTCTTGATACCTAATTAAATCTTGAGCTATCATTCTAAGTGCATTATCAGAATTATTTCCATAAACTAATCTTGCAAGCTCTCTTACATTGTTAATGTCAGTTGGATCACTCATTGCTATTTTATGAATATCTTTGACTGCTCTATCAAAAGGTTTTTTCTTTTCTAATTTTTTAGTTACAGTGAGTTTATCCGCTTTCTTAATTGCATTTTCAGCTGCAGACTTTGTGGTAGTGTAAACCATTTTAGTGCTTGTTCCTTTTTCTCCTGATGGAACCTGTACTTTAAACTTTGCATTTTTGGGAATGTTAGGGTTTATTTTTCTATCGTTAGCTGTGATTACTCTAACTTCTTTGTAAATATTTCTTTCCTCCGGAGATGAATATATTCTTTGTTTTACAGAACTCGCCAGTTCTTTTTTTGGTATATCTACTCCTGGAACTTTGTCTTTCTTTGCTTGTCGTATAACACCTCCAACAGTAGATTGATCTAATTTTGTACCATGATTTTTTTCTAAAATATCAGCGATTGCTTGTGATCCTAATTTATCTTCTACTCTGTATTTTAATATTAAATCTTTTGTTTCTTGAGGCAGAGAAGATCCTTTTTCTAATTTTATTCTACTATCTGAAACAAGAAACTGTTTCATCTGTTTGTATTGTGGAGGAGTAAGTGACATTATTCTCCTAACATTCTTGCGATACCACCGCTAGCTAATTTACCTTTTTTTATTTTTTGTAAAGTTAGGTCATCAAGGTTTCCGCCACCCACATCTAATTCTTCTAGAATTTCTTTAATACCCTCTGGTTCAATACCATCTTCAACATCTTTCATCTTACCATCTCCATCCGGTCGTATTGTAAGTTCTTCATATTCATCTGGTGGTGTTTTACCTTTTGTCGTTTCATCAGCTTGACCTTTTCTAAGAGAAAGAACTTCTTCTTCATAAGCAAAATCAGGATCTCCTTTTTGTTTTACAATTACAATATCACCTGTTGTTAAATCTTCTTGTAACTCATAGTTTTTATAAGTAGTTATTTTTTTTCTAGGACTAATACTTTTTCCTTCATCACCAAGAATTTTAATTTTATTTACAAGATCAAAAAAATATGAGGGTGTTTCTGGTGCTGTTGTTACAATCTTTGGTGCTGTTTTTGCTACCGTTCCTACTTTTGCAGGTTTAAAAAATTTACCAATAATAGGTAATGCTGCTAGACCACCTGCTATTTTTAAAAATTTTCTTCTACTTGGTTTTTCAGGTCCATCTTTGTAACCAATACGACCACCCTGTGCTAAACCTTCAATTAACGGTTTACCTGATTTAAGTGTGCTGATTACATCTTTATAACTCATGCCACGCTCAGACATAACATAAGGAATTTGACCTGCTTTACCAGAACCTAATATCATTTGAATATCTTCGTCAGTCGCTTTGCCGTATTGTTTAAAATCGCTTACTAATTTTCCTACAGTGTAGTCTTCGTCTGATAATGGTTTATAAGGAACTTCTTCATCAAACTTTGCTCGTCTTGCAATCGGTATTGCATCCTCTCCAGATGCAACTCTTGTAGGAAATTTTTTCATTGCTTCAAAATCTTTTTTAATATCTGGATCTTTTAATACTTGACTTTTGATACCCATGAAGTTTCCCTCTTTGACAGCTTTGTCTAAGTTTTCAAAAGGATTCGGCATTTTATCTCTGATATCAATTACGTTTCCTTGAGACGCAGCCATTATACCAGTTTCTTGTTTTGTTCTTTGGTTTATAAAAGCCATGGCTTCATTCATTGCGTTTTCAGTTTTGATAGCGCTCGGATCAATACCATTTTTAATAAGTAATTCTTTTAAGATAGCAGATTGAAAATCAACTTTTTGTGAGTTAGGTATTACCATGATACCTTCGTCAGAAACTTTCATTAAATTTTTTCTAACGTAATTTTTTATAGGATCGGATAAAACTACTTTTTTAACCATTAATAATATTTCCTTTTAGGTTTTTCTGCCTTTTCATCTACGTAATCTTCAGGGTGTCCGATCAGACCGCCCTGTCTGAATCGCATAATCGCTTGTGTCGTAGAATCCACAAGGTCATCATGATCGCCATATGGGAATGCTGCGCACTCTTCAATGACCTCCTCAGCAAACTTTTGTTGAGGAGCATGTATCATACCACTTTCAAATAAAGGTGCAACTGCATTTACACGGGCATGCTTGTCGTTGCCTTTTGACGGGGTGAAGTTGACGACCGGTATATCCATCTTCCTTAACTCGTATGTTAGAGGTAAACCTGATGCTTTTGCCTCTACAATAACTGTTTCAGGCTGCCAGTATTTATATTGGTCAAGGGCCAATCTCCGTAGTTCTGGAAACTCATACCTACCTTTTATTGCATCTAACAATATTAAATTAGCACCACTATCCTCATCTGGATAGAATATACCCCATGTGGTAATAGCAGAATAGTCCGCTGTTTCTTTTTTAAGAAAAGCTGTATCGTAAGATTGTATGACATGATGTAGTTGTGGAATAGTTTCACTATCATAGATACGCCACCATTCTCGTTTTAATATTGCACCTTCCTCACTAGTTGGTTGTTGCATCCACTGCGC